AATTCTTGCAGTAATAGGATAATCAGGTTGGAAACTAACTATCCTTTCTTCTTGATGTTTAAATAAATCTCCCAAGGGAATTTCCTCAGCCTCTTCGTGCTGAATCAAATATCCCGGGGGAACAGGCGTAGTGGTAGGTGGAATAACAGCCCTTAATGCCTCTGCAATTTCATGCATACCCTGTGTAGTCTGCCAAAAGTCTTCAATCAAATCAACAAAATGAGTTGCGATTAAAACATGTTTCTTTATTGATTCAGATCTCCAATAAGGTTCCAAAGCATCTTTTGCATCTCTAACTAAATCATCAATTTTTGGAAAGAAATCATCTGGCAGATCATACACATTAGCTAAGGCTCTAGAAGCATTGACATCCATATATAAGCAGAAATCATAAACAATGGTACATACCAAAGGTACAGTCACAAAGAACAACAGCAATGTAGACGTAAAGATACCTTGGCAAGCAGCTCCGAAGGAGAGGGGTGTAATTCTTAAGTTCCACATAGCCTATGTGGAATATATATACGTTTCGAGAGAGGGGTGTATGTAAGTGCTGTCCAATCAGGCGGTTTATGCCTGGATGGGCCATCAGCAGGATTGTATTTACTGGGTACAAAGTACAATTGTATAGGATTAAGCAATTGCTTTGCCAACATAGCAAAAGACCATGGAAGTGAATGATATCTTTTGTGACAAACAAAAGTAGAATCAGATAACAAACATCTAGGTTTAATCATTAGCTTAGCTAAACATGCCATCAGCAATTCTTGCACATGAATGTCTCTGACCTTTGAAAAAGTAAACACTGCGCTCCCGCCGGTGATATGGGATATTGCGCCATGTGTTGGTGTAGCATCCGTGGCTACTCTTGGCAAAGGAACAGAGACCTTTGGTTTTATTGACAATTTACATACTCCCATTGTTAATTTATAAAGCAAAGTCCTATAAGCCGAAGAGAAGCTAAAATTTACTTGATTGGAAATAGCAGTATACATTGGTTTTAACATTTCTGTATTTCCTTTTGTGAAAGGTAATACAAAGTTTAAATGCCCAACAAATCTTTGAATACATTTCCAGTCATACCATTCTCCGACTTTAATTTTCTTAATGACATTTCTTATTTCAGTCCATCTCATGTCTTCAATTCTCATAAATTTTGAATCAATTTGATATCCGAGGAATCTTATTTCAGTTACAGGAGAAGGTGTGGTTTTATCAAAATTGATCCGAATTCCTAACTCTTGAAGAAAATTGCAAACAGAGTTGCTAATTGCGTGAAGGTGACGAGCGTTTGGGTGACAGAGGAGGAAGTCATCCATATAAGTGAAAGTCCAAACGTTAAAGCGACGAGCGATTTCGGATCCGAGGGCAGTAGTGAAGAGATGGAGGAGAAAAGGGCTAAGGCCGACTCCCATTGGAGCTTTCCGAAAATAGTAGACCCGTTGTCCGTCAGATACAGCAAGCCGGCTGCTACTAGCAGGATTAAAAGGAAGATGATAAAAAGCCTGAGATAAGTCCAAAGAAATCCTGGGCATCCCCACGGGCAAGATCCTACGTAGTGTGGAGAGATTTGGGCTCCAGTATCTTGGAAAGCGCATTGCATTTTTCCCTTTGGAGAACTGAGAGAAATCCACCACCAATCTAGCCTCCTCAGTATTTCGAGAATTTTTATCAACAAGAAAAAGCTTACCAGTAATCCGATTAGGCCAGCTAGTATTCCCTCGAAGGAACCAGACATCTTCTTTTTCAGTCTGGGAGTTTTTATCACTGGGACTGCTGGTTCCGGATTCCGGTATAACGGATGAGTCTCCAGTAAGGATTGATTTCCCAGGAGAGAATCTCCGGGTTGCAGTTTCCACTGAGGAGTTGAGGGTGGAATTTTTGTTTCTTCGGGTGGCCTTTTCGAAGGACTCGGAATCTCTTCTGGAGGTCTTTCCTTTTGATATTTTTGAAAAGCCTCTCGTGCACGTTGATCTTCCTCTGGAGTCCAAACGGGCTGAGGAATCTCTTGAGGATTGGGATTTTCCAATCCCAATCTCCTTCCCGCCCCTTGAGGCCACGCACCTTGTTGCTGAAGAGTATTTATTTCTTCCATTGTTTGCACATGGTCTAATAGGTGATCTATCGTTGGATATTTGCCCGACCATGTGACAGTCCCTTTTGGGATCATTCTTCCTGCTAGTTGATTCAATAAAATCTCTCCTCCTTCTATTCTTCTCACATCCATTGATTTTGCTGGTGTTTGGCCCATTTTTGTCAAGATGTTGATTGACAAGGTATTGCTGTTCCCAAGGATAAGGCCGACCTTTAAATGTTACCAAATGTTTTGATATCCGCTTATAAAGGATTCCTGCTTCATAGAGCCTGGTTAAATATTTACCTACAATTTGCTCATGTTGCATCACATTGTCAGGATATTTTGGTTTAACCCCTGCATGTACTGGAAAGTAGGAAATGCTCTTGGGCCAAAATTTGGCTGGAGTCAAATATTTCCAATTTCGGGAAGGGCACTCATTTTTTATATCAATATTAAAATGAGTATCCGAAAGTTCTGGTACTTTCCATGCAGGATTAAATTCACAACCCTTCATTTGATATAATCCTGACAATTTACCTAAATGATGCCTTGCAGGTTCTTTATTTCCTAGGCGAGGGAGATCGGTGGTGACTAGTTGAAGGACGTGGGAGAGGGGAGCCCGCACGTTGGGGTGAAGGGGCTCTCCTATCCCTGGACTTTGAACGTCTTCTCCCATAGACAACTGTGGTTTTAACTTTCCTTCTTCTAGGTTGCAATCCACGAGGTTTTCTAGAACCCTGAGTTTTATTTCTGCCTCCCTGAGCCACTTGGATTGGTCTAGTGATTGCTTCAATGGTTGGGGCATCTCTACCTCTATATCTCTCAGGTGTTGATAACCAAGTACGTAAACGAGAAATATAATTAGTAACGTTAGCTTCTCCCCACAGTAAACAATTATAATGCCACCAAAGCAATCTCCTAGCCTTATCCAAGGATTCCTCATTAATCTTAGCGTATGCTTTCAAATGAGCATG